TACCATCTTTTCTAGAAGAGCCAATAAGTTGAGGATTGGTGTTGAATACGTTTCTGATAAAGTTTGGAGAATTACGATCAAAAGAGACTCGGTACTTAGTAGCTCCAGATGAAGAAGAAAGAATCAAACGTGCTTCTTTAAGCGCATTTCCGGAAACTATAGTATTCATACCTTTAATGGAATCATCTACATTTGTTGGGAATATGGCAGAACCAGATGTGTAGAATATAGCACCTAATGTTCCTGTCATATTTTGACTTGTGCTGTCACTTCCAAGCACAAACAAGCCGTATGCTCCATCTACGCTTTGTGCTTCGCTGTTAAATGCGCTGTATTGAGAAATATTCCATCCTGCTCTTGATCTTACACCCGAGTTACTATCCGAAGTATTGATACCAGCAAGTCTCATGAATGTGATAGGAGTGGAACCAACTGTTAAATAAGCTTTAGCAGCGTAAGCACCGTAAAGCGTGGCCGACTTAGAACCTTCTCTCCAAACATCTGTTAGTTGTTGGTTGCCAGGTTCTGGATCACCGAAAATACTTGTAAATTCTGCAAGAGAGCTAACTTTGACAGGAACCATTGATGGTCCTTTTTGTGCTCTACCAATAATAACCGGTCCTATCGCTTCTGGAATAGCGGGGATTTGGGAGCGGTCTATTTCGTTAATAGAAATTCCTGGTGATATAAACTTAAACTTTCTTTCGTCAGCCATTATATTAACTCCTTAATACTCAAAATAAATAGTTTGTTTGTAAATCAAAAACCTTATGGTTTATAAAATGATTTATCTGTGGTGATATTTGGTGTATTTAGTAAAACATTCTCTCTTGGCAACTTTACTTCAACAAAGTTCTCTTCCACTGTATACACAGGTCTTTTATCGTTAGGTCCTTCTCCCATAAGATACCCCAAGACTCTAAACTTTATAGTTGTTTCATAAAACCTTTCTTGGGTTTCGTCGTTTAAAGTGTTAGTAAAACTGTAGTCTGATTCAACAAAAACTTCATAACGATGTTTTTCATATACTATAGAAAAAGAATTTATTTGTCCTGTAGACGTTATAAAAGGTATAATTAAATCATTCATTTGTTGTTGATAATTTGTTCTTATTTTTAAATCATACATAATTTTAACATAAACAGGTATTGGAGCGTATACTGTTTGATATACAACCTTTGAGTTCTTTCTTTTTTTATTAGGATCAAGATTATAATTTATCGTGTAAGCTGTACCGCTTTTCCTTTTTGCATCTGCTGTTGCAAAATTATTTGTTTTATCTTGTACTATTTTTCTAGCTATTGGGACAGCTTTTCTTTCTGCACCTGTCCCTTCTGAAAAATGGGCTTGAAATGCCCCTTTAAATGTTTTATCTTTTTCAATTGAAGTTCTATTAAGAGACATTATCGGTAAAATATAAGTTCCTGTATCATCTCTGGCTTCTGGATCTGATTTTATCTGAAACGATCTTTCGGACCCAAGCCATATCAATTTTAGTCTTTTGTATCCATCATTTGAGTAGGCAAATAAATCTACTTTTTCTTTTATGTAATTAAACATAGCTGTATCTACTGTCTCAATTGTTGATGGAGATATAAGTTGCTCGTTTATTATATTATTTGCGTTATCTACTTTTGTGTAACTATAATCAGGAGGCATCGAAAACCCCTTTTCTTGACTTTATGCATTTGGCCAATATTTCAATAGAATTTCTATCATCTTCTATCTGACCAAATATTTGCTTAGGTTCAGAAAGAGAAGCTATTTCATAAAATATACCGTCATATCTTACAAAATCTCCTTCACGAACAAATAGATTTTGATCTTCTGTCAACCTGCGTCTGTGAAAATGTATTGTTATTTCTGTTTGTTTATCAAGGCCATACCCTTCAAGAACTTTAGTTCCATAGGATGACCACTCAACCAAAGCATATATTCTTATAGGAGGTAAAAAGTTTTTTACTTGTGCTTCTCCATATAACGGATGAAAATTAGTTGTTTCATAATCTATTGGATAATAAATTATTAATTGACCTATTACTCTTTCAAGTAATTCATCGTTAACTTGTTTAACTAAGTCTTTTTCTTTTTGCCCAAGAAATAAAGGTGCTGGTGGTGATTCTGGTGGTGTCCATTTATTGTTTGCCATTTATCATCCTTGGTAAATTAGTAATGGTATTTCTTCAAGAATCTTTGCTGCACTCTCTACCTGTGATGCTTTTAGTTCAGCAAGTTTAGCATAAGTTAATTCATCTAGAATTGTCTTTAGTTCTTCTTTAAGTTTTGTTTGTTCTTCTCTTGCTTCTGAGATTAGAGCAGTACCGTTGAGTTGAACCGAATCTCCTGGGATTGGAATATTACCAAACTTGGATCGAATTTGTCCGAGTGTTTCTTTTACAAGAGCCAGAGCATAACGACGAATCCACTGTTTGCCGATTGAATTTATATTTTTAAAAGGGATATTATCAAAAGGCAAAGCATTCATATTTGTAATGCCACCTTCTTTATTATCAATACCACCGACTTTATCCCAAGGATTGGTTCCATCATCTATTGTAAACTCAAACCACATCTTGGTGAACAAGCCTGTATCTGGTGTTGGAAAAATTCTTAATTTATTATTGAATATTTCAAAAGAATAATGTGAAAGTCTTGTATATATATGGTCTTCAAAAGCCATAGCTTGTAGTTTATTGTGCCAAGCAGGTATTATTTCAAAAGTGGTGTCATCTGCAAATTGGCCATAATAATTTAAATTTCCTACAACGTTAAGACCCCCATAATATCCATAAAATCTCCACATTGATTGAGGTGTTTTAAAATACACTCTTCTTATTAATGTTCTTTTTGATAACGAACCTGAGAAAGCGCTTGCATAAGGCAAACTTGGATCTGACGTAACCTTATCTTTTAATATTTGTTGTATATCGTAATCTTGTTTGCTCATAACAAGATCGATAGAAGCACTATAATGTGGCATAGAGCCATTTACTATTCCAGAAGCATCCCCAATTCCTTGTGCCATTCTTAGAATAGCTTCAAAAGATTGACGACCATAAGCAAGATTAATGTGTGATCCCGATAAAGAGTTTTCTTTTATTTGTCCATCGTGATCAAATGTGCCAGTTGTTGCTCCAAGATAATCTCCAAGAACATTTTTGGATTGGTGAAGATTGATCATATAAGAATATTCAAGCACAGCTTCTTCATAAGCGTTGTGAACATTCGCAGGCATTATTTCTAAATCTAATACATCACCGCCAAGTTTGTGATAAACATAAGCAACTTGATCTGATGCGCCTGAAATAAAATTTGAATCATAAAGCGGAGAAGTGGGATCCACATACATACCAAAAGCATAATTTGATAAGTTGCCCGCTCCGTTACCTGTTGTTGCTGTTGAGCCTGTGGCGGGCAGAACAACGGCACTTATTGTTGATGCTGGCGTTAAAACTGGTAATGCCATTCATTAGACCTCCGCTGTATTAAGTAGTTTATCCCAAAAGAAAAAGGCCCCGATCCCGAAGGACCGAGGCCAGAGGTTATCTATAAGATAAGATCTCTATCAGGCTCCTGCTTCACCTAGAAGACCACGAACGATAACGAGACCGTACATGTCTGGGCGAACCATCTTCTTGGCGTAGCGGGTCATGACACCCTTGCGAGGTACGAAGTCCTCAGTACCAAAGATGGTAGGAGTGACTTGTAGTGGAACGTAAGGAGCGTAAACGAAGCCGCTCTCTAGGAAGCTACCACCCTTGCGACCGACCAATAGGAGGTTGCGTGGGAAGTAAGGATCAACGTGAACGTCAAACTTCTTGGAGAGTGAACCGACCTTGACTGCTCCGATTGAACCACGCTCATCGTCAGCGGTGACGGAGGCACGGAAGCCAGCGGTGAACTCTAGGATGTTGGCAACTTCTGGAGATGTTACGACGAAGTTAGCGCCACCACGAAGGGTCTTGCGATGGATTTGAGCCGAAACGTCATTGATTGTTTCGATGAGGGTTTCGTACCACATTGATACGTTACCAGTGAATTCTGGAGCAGCAGAGCTTGCGCCAATTTCAGCACCAGTAACACGGTTTACGAATAGACCTGGGGAACGTGACCAGTAGAATGTACCGGCTGTGGCACCCTTGATCAAGTCCTCAAGGATTTCGCGGTCGATTTCGAGAGCGATTTGTTCCGAGAGGATTGAGGTCAATTCAACTTCGGCATCAAGATTGTGGTAAGCATTGAGATCTTGTCCCAACTCTGGGGTCCACTTGGCCTTGAGCTTCTTGGTGACGGCTGTGACAGCAACTGAATCGACTTTGATGTCGATTTCTGGAATGCGGGTTTCGCCTTCTAGACCCCAAGTAGTTGTACCAACGACTGCACCCAAAGGAGCACCAGTTGCTGTAAAAGCATCTTTTCTTGGCCAAGCAAGACCAACTGTTGCCTTACCACCAGCAAGTGCTGTTGGGGTATACGAACCATCTACCGATGCAAATACCAAGTAGATGTTTGGTGACGATGGGCCACCTGGGTAACTGTCAATTGAAGCAGAATATGCTGTCAATCTTCTTACCAATGTTTGCGAACCAGTTAGCGAACTAGTTGTAGCAATTGCTACCAAGTTGTTGACATTCAAGTCTGAGAACGAAGAGACTGCTGCTCTAGCAATATAGACTGAAGTAGTACCAGAAACTAAATCTGGATCGAATCTACAAATCTTGTCAAATTGATTTTGTGTTAAGCCACCCAATGTTGCTGTGCTACCAGTTCCACCAAAGGTTCCTGAAGCAACTGCTGTCAATGTAACAACAGCAGAACCAGTTGCAGATGCATAGCCATTGTTCAAGTAATATGGGCCAGACTCACTAATAGTGACACCACCAGTGATTTGGCTTGCAATGACACCGCCACCATAGAGAGAATCTCTAGCAGCACCTGAGCCATAACCAAGGCGAGGAACACCTGGACCGCTTGTTGAAGTGGTAAAGTCAAGGAAGAAGATGAGACCCGATGGGAGGCTCATTGGTTGAACGCTGACAAGATCGTTGGCCAAAAGACCAGCGAAAACACGGCGAACGAGTGGGAATGCGACCGAAGAGAAACCTTGGACATCGCCACCGGCCATCGAGCTTGATTCCTTCAAAAGTTGTGCAGCTTGGTTTTCTAATAGGCGTGCCATACCTGCACGGGCATGATCGCTATCGAGTCCTTCAAGAAGACCTGTTCTTTCCCACTTGGTGAGAAGAGCAGCACCTTCTTCACGGAGACTACGATTAACGATGCCTTCTGTCAATTTTTCTAATACTTTAGACATAAGTTATCTCCTTTTAATTTATTGATTAATGTCTTTTTATTCCAGCAAGAAGTTGGAACCTGTCTGTCATCTCATTCAATAAAGAATCATTATTGGTTGTTCTTCTTGTTACAGTGTGGGAAGGTCTGTTGATTGCTTCGTGAAGCGATTCTTTTCTGCTTGATCCAACTGAACCAGCAGACGCTGCACTTTGAAGGGTTTCGTAAATAACCTTCGCATCGCTTGTTGTGTTTGCCTTTTGAATCGACTCGACAATAGAATTCTTTTGGCGAGTATTAAGTGATTCGTTTGTAAGGACTTTGTTTTGATACAATAGTTTTGCATTCAAAAGTGCGGTATCTTCCAACCTTTCTTTGAGTGCTTCTATTGTTTCCAAAAGTGTTTGATTTTTTTCAGAGAGTTTTGTGTTCTCTTTCTTCAAAGATTCGCTGATACCAGCAAGATCTTTCATTCCTTGTTGTAGTTTGGCAAATTCTTCTTTTTGCTTTGTGTCTGCCAAACGAGCAAGATTTATTTTTTGTTGTCTTTGACGGTCGTGTTCTGGGCGTCCTGCCCAACCTGTAAAGTCGCCGTCTGTAATATCGACAACTAGTTCTTCTTGGAGGACTTCTTCTGAATCATCAGAGTCAGAGCAAGAATCATATCTAGTTTGTGCTGAATAAATGTAAAATTCTCTTTCTTCTTCGTCATAAATTGGATCAGTTTTTATTTTTTTAATCAAATCTGGAAGTTCGTTGCATTCGTAATCATATATCCAATCAGTATCCATTTCATTTATGACGCCTTCTTTGATTTCAACTTCTTCATCAAGAACATCTTCAGCGACTTCTTCATGAGATTTAGTGTCGTCTTCTACATCTTCTTCATCAGTTAATACTTCATCTACTTCTGCCATTTCTTTTAAAGCATTAAGATCAAGTTCAACAATATCTTCGCCGTCTTCGTCTTTCTCGCCGGTTTCTTCTATTGCTTTCATAATCTTTTCACCCAAGGCAGACTCAGGAATTTTTACTTTATCTTCTTTACCAACAATTTCCTCTTCGGTTTCTGCTGGTTCTGGAGTTGTAATCGGATCGTCTCCCTCGGTTTGTTCCAACAAAGAGTTCATAGCAGTACGAACTTGTTCAGCGTATTGTTCTATGATTTGATTTTCAGCAGTTTTAAGTGCTGCTTCTCTTAATTGTTTTGCGTCAAGTATTGCTTGTTCTAATAGAGATGGCATTAATAGTCTCCGTCAAATGTAAAATCTCAAAATAAATAGTATCTTGTTAATAGAAAATACTACCTACTTTGAGATTCTGTCTTTTGCTTCTTTGCTTTTAGTTTATCAAGGACCTTTTTACGCTTTCTTTGGCGTCGGTTTTCTTGAACCGATGGTTTCTCATAATACTCATATTTTCTTAATGTTTGTAGGAAACCTTCTTTCTTTGTTTTTCTTAAAAACTTTCTAATTGTTTTCTCGATAAATTCGCCCTGTTTTGGGACGACCGAGACATTCACTGCTTTTCTTCTACTCATAAAACCTTCTTGTTTGTTAAATAATAAATCAACCTACGCCAGCAGAACCTGACCAGTTACTAGATAGGTGAGAGGCGGGGATTCCTGTCAAACCAGCGATAACAGAAGCGGTAAACTGGGTTCCACCGAATTCTGCTGCTGGGGATAGGAAGACAGATGTAACTCTATAATCTGCGGAAAACGATTCAGACCCAGAAAGAAGTAGAAAGTTTGTTCCGCTTAGTCCGTTTTGTGAGAAAGCAACTTTCATATATCCATCTGATACAATGTTTTTAACAACAATAAACTTAGTCACTTGTGGAAATGAAATTTGTACTGTTGCAGAAGAACTTATAAACGTTAAATGCGGTTGCGTGCTTACTTGGTATGAGCCAACATTATTTAATCCAGCAGTATACATAAAATTAGATGTCATAGTTTTCCTCTGATGTAAATAGTTTAATTTTTAGAAAAATCCGTTTCCAACTGTTCTTCCGGAAGTGGGAGATCCGAAAGAACCAGCAGAGAATCCACCGGATCTGCTGCCAAAAGAAGTTATTCTTATGGTTCCGCCTCCACCGCCGCCTCCACCGCCACCGCCAACGGATCCAACTTTAAAGATAGTAAAACTTGAATTTACATTTGAAGTAATACCGGGAGTAGATGTCGCATTTGCGCACAGCAAAACGGTGTCATTTGCAGCAAATTGAAAAATTCCTGTTAAAGTTCTTTCTACTGGATCTTCTTGTGCATCTACTTTTGTGTCCATATTCCAAATAGAAGTGCCATCTGAACAATTTGATGCGTTTTTTCTTAATACGAAACTTGCTGTTAGATGATCAATAGAACCGGATACAGAACTCATAACCATGTTTGAAGAAATATAATAAAATCCATCACTTGGCATGGTAAACAATCCAGTATTAGAACTGTAAGATATGCCTGTTGTTGTAACCAGTTGAGTAGGTTCGGTAAAAGATGTGTAACTTGAAGACTTGAACAAAATTACTGGTGAGTTATTTAATATAGAGTTTGAAGCTTGATTTGTTTTTATTGATATATAAGCTTCATCGTTAACATCTAAAACTGTGAAACTTGAACTTGCTATATGATAAATCGAACTTGAACTTGGAGTTGAAGTTGCTTCAATGTAATCATTTGTTGATAAACTTTGTAAAGAAGTTAATGTACTTTCATATGGTTTGTTGTTAGGATTAGATGTTGCTACTAATGCTGTTATATTTGAATAATTTGTTGTATTATTCTTTTTTAATCTGAATGTTATTTGTGTGCCGGTGAGAGTACTGGTAGTTGGGAGATAATTCGCATATGCCATATATAACTTTGTTGCCGCTCCGGTATATTTAAAAACGGATCCGCTAACTGTAATATCGGCAGATGTATTAGTTGTGTAATTTGTACCTTGACTACCGCTAATAAATGGGTTTAATTCTACGCCAGGATTTTGAGCAGTAGTGCCAGATATTCTTACAGCATTTCCAAAAGAAGTAGAATTGCCTAATATTGTTAAGGTAGTTCCTTTTGACACAATAACATCAGATCCAGCGTCTATTGAAACTGTGACCTGCAAAGTATCGTTATCGGAAAAAGATCCAAAATAAGTAAAAGTTCTTTCTGTTACGTTATCGTGAAAAGAACTTTCTAAAACCGTTGTTGAAGTACTAATTACAGAATTATTTTTCTTAAATTTTATAGTGGCAATTCTGTCTGTTGTACCAGAAACCTTTAAATAACAAGAAAAAGATATATGGTAGAATCCGCCACCGGATATTGTTATTCCACCGGTTCCTGAATTATATGATACTGAATTATTTGAATCGTTAACATATTCTATTGTAGGAGAAGAATGATTTGAAGGAATAAATGGATCTTTATCCGAAGTAGAAATGGCAGTAGTGTCTGTCCTATTTATGATCGATAAAAACTTATGCTCTATTGCCATCTATTGTCTCACTTTGTTTTACCTTTCACCAAGGCATTCCAATTTTTTCCACCGAGAGCAACAATACCGGAAATATCCACACCAGCATCATCAGGAGCCAAACCAGCAAGTGGAGACCCTTGTGTTGATTGCGTTTGTTCTGGGATTCTTGTTTTTTCAACGCCTTCAAAAATATCAACGCCTTTGAAAGCATCTTTACCAATCGCATCCAGTAATTCCTTTTTTCTTCTTTTAACTTCGTCTGGTGTTGGACCCGAGTTCATAACTTGTGGTTGTTTAAAAGTTTGCTTTGATTCTTGGATTACTTGTCCTTGCATACCTTTTGCAACTTCGGCAACAATTCCAGATAAGACACCGCTTTCAAAGAGAACTTCTTTTACTGTTTCTTTGATAAGTGGTTTTAATAGTTTTTTAATTTCGTTAATATTCATTTTATCACTTTTTCAAAATTGATTCTATCAAAGATTTGACCTTTGATACTTTGTCTTGGCCTTTTGATTCACGGACAACTTTATCCATAAAGGCTTGTGGTGTTGAAGGTTCTGAAACAATATCAAAGCAAATCAATTGGAAGTCGTCTTCAACAATTGTAGCGCCAGCAGATTCGCGAACAGAACCCAAACCGCGAGATGAAATACCTATCTTAACTCCGTCATTGATAAGAGCGCGAAGCGTCATACCGGAAGGTGTTGATAGAACTTTGATTTTGCCCATAAGAGCATTTCCGTCCCACCACATTTCTGTGACCATATGGGACGCATTTTTTAAATTAACAACAGAGTCGTCTGGATGGTCAAGTTCTCCAACGGCTCTGTTGTCTTTTACGACGGACATATATTTTTGAACTTCTCTTTTAAGAGTTTGAACTGGATACTTTCTTCCGTTTCCATTCAATCTTTCTGCTTCGTGCATTTTGCCAATCAAATAAACAGAACGACCATCCGAGACTTCGCGCTTTTCTGCTTCGGTTAGAAGGTCAAGGCAAAATCCGTCTGGACAAAGTTCATAGAATTCTCTTAAAAGTTTCTGACTCATTTATTATCCTCTTGGTTAAAAGCGGGCGCAACCCGCCCGAGTTATGCTCCGTTGCAGCAACGACGAACTGGTTGTAACATCCACTTAGTCATTTTGGCCTCCTGGTAGGTTGTATTTAATTGTATTCATGAGATTAATTTTCTCTCCCGGTGGGATATTTTCAACAGCAGGTTCAAGAATAGCAATTAAATCTTGTGCTGGAATTGTAGGATCTTGTCCTACAACTGCTCTTAAAATTTCTATTGCCGAGATAACACCAGCAGCGGAAACCATTTTATCTTTTAATCCTTCTGCCATATCTTGCTCTGCCATTACTTTTTCTACTTCCTCAGAAATTATTCTTCTAAGTTCTTTTACCGATACTTTCATTAATGATCCCCTTTGGTAATCTTTATTCCGAAGTCATTCACTATCATACTTAATAAGTAGGATGTGCCTGCCGAAGTCCAACCACAAATAAAGAAATTTGCGATTGTTTGTTCAAAATTAAATAGTTCAGTGTAAGGGGAAAGTAAAAATAAAAACCATCCCGCATGGAATCCGAAACACAGTGGACAATGGAATAGTTTACCAAATCCACCTAACCATTCTTTTGATGGTCTTACAGAATTAAAAATAGAAGCATAAACAACAAGGTAAGTAAGCCCATAAGAGCACAGAATAAACCAAGCAAGTTGTAGCATTTTTCCTCCATCAACTATTTGCTATTTGTGATAAAACTTCTGTATTATCGACCGATACGATCTTATCAAATCCTTCGTCTTTGGAGACTTGTTGGAATGCTTTGAACATTCTGTCAAAAGCAGCAGGAGGAATGGTTTTTGATTTTCCTGCTCTTTTTGCCGCTTCTGCTCTTTTTTGAGCAACTGCTTTGATTAGATCTTCTGCTCCTTCAAACTTGAATACAACAGCAATCTTTTCGTAGTCTTGCTCTGATCCTTTAATGGCATTCAAAGCAGACTTTCTAGCACCAGCATTCATGTTTGTCATATCCACAACAATGTCTTGTCCACTTGGAACAGCAGAAGCAACTCTTTGAGTGAATAACGATTGTACCTTACCGTTTGCTTTCAATACCTTATCGTATGAAAGTGGTTGCCAAGTCATAAAAGAAGGCGATTTTATTACATCACCATACTTTTCATCTGACTCACCTTCTTTTGCATCTGGGGGAGGGGCGACAAACAAGTCATCGTAAGTCCATCCGTATTCCTCTGCTACTTGATCTACAAGATCATCACGGTTGATTATATAAGGATTTTGTTCAGAAAACGTATTTTGAATCCAAGTAGATTTGCCAACAGATGGTGGACCAACAAGAACATAAATCTTTTTCTTTCCTACTTGTTCGTTTAAATAACGAGACCATCTTTCTAAAATAAGTTTGTAAGTCATAGTTACTCCTCGTAAGTGTATGCTTGCCAGTAAGGACCGTAGTTGTATCCTGGTCTGAGAGTTCCTTTTATTGTTTCTTGTGGAACTTCGCCAAGTTCGGTAGACATTTCTTGGTTTGGATCAAGTAGAGAATCTTGTGTTATTGCTTCAAGTTCTTGTGCGATTTCAATGTATGGTCTTTCTTCTTGCATCCAATCGTGAATGTTAATCAAGAACAGATTTTCCATATTGTAGTTTTCATCAGAAGGTTTGTAGATTGCTTCAAGCGATCCATAAATGGAACCGCCTTGTATTGAGTCTGGTTTTATCATTCCTCTTTTTAAAAGAAACTTGAATAGTCTATCTGATGATTGATAAACCGCTTCTGAGTTATTCCCTTTCGGGATTGTAAGAACTCTTGTAAATGGTTTTTGTTGGATAATAATATCAAAATCATCGTGATCAAAAATCATAAGATCTCCTGCTGGACTTCTTTTGACATTTAAGTTTAGTACAAATACCTTTTCTGGTTTTGTTGCGTCACCGATTTTGATAGTTATTGCCATTATTCAATTTCCTTTACAATGGATTGAAGTTTCAAAATCTTTTCAAAGATCTCTTCGTCAAGTGGTTTGGTTTTGAATGATTCAATCAAAGTTAAAGTTTTATCTAAATATTCTTTCAAACCATCATCAACAACTGCATTTGTGACGCTTTCTTTAATTCTATCAAGTTCGTTGTAAAGGAATAATTTAAACATTGAACCACCATCTTGAAAAGACATAACATAATTGTTGATTAATTGTTTTTGTTCTTCAAGAAGATCTCCATACTTTTCGTTAAAGTTATTTATGTAAGTTTTGTATGAAAGATTATCCAATGGTTCCATTTTTGTTTCTTTGATAACTTCTTGGGTTGTCTTAACCATTAAACCAAGAATGTTTCTTTCCAATAGAACTCTTGTTTTTGTATCTGTTTCGCTTGCAAATATTTGAGCAATAGAAGCAAGTGTTTTGTAATTTGGAACAAACTGATTAAAAGTTTCTTGTCCCAATCTTTTATTCATCCAGTTAATTAACTTGGTTTGTTCATTGAATGAAGTTGTTCTATCTAAACTATTAAAGTCTTTCTTGCTTTCTGCGATTAACCTTTGAGCGGTGTAAACATCTACTTTTGTTGTTTCTGAGATGTTCCTGAATGTTTTAAGTTCTTTGCCAAGTATCTTATCCTTTGAAAAGAAATTTAGTATTTGATTTTTAATTTCTGATACAAGTTGTAGATCTTGTTTTATTGTGGCAATCGTAAGATTCTTTACAAGGACTTCGTAAAGAAAAGCGGTGTTTCTTTTCTTATTATGTTTTACTCTCATTTTGTTTTTTTCTCCAATGATTCAAGAAGTTTTTTAACTTCTATTTGTGATCTTAAAATTTCTGCTTCTTGTTGATTGTAAATAGTTTCTTCAAGACCAGAACCTTTTACCAACTGAGTAAATTGTGGTTTCGTTGGGTTTCTTGATCTTTGAGTTCTGTAAGAAACTGCTTCTGGTTTTACCATTGTTGCTATTTCTTTTTGGGTTCTAACGTTTGCAGTATTTCTTGGTCTTTCTGCTTCGTAGTATGTTTTCCCAGAAGGACCTCTATGACGCTTTTCAACACCTTTTGAAGTTACTCTTACAACTTCAACTTCATCGTCGTCTTCTTGCAAGGTGATTGCTCCTGGTTCTATTTCTGCGCCACCTTCTTCCCCGCCTGCT